CCGTTCAGCAACCCGCCACGGAGTAAGTTCGGCACACCGCTCACCAGCCACGTGAATGAGAAGGGCCAGACGGCCTACGACAGATGGATGGAGCTGGTGGGCACCACCACACTAGGCTGGAAGACCAAGAGGTCTCTACGATCGAGCCTCAAGAGGTTGATCAATTCCTCACGGTACCAGGGCCTCCCGAAGGATGGTGTCTCGGAGTTGGATACAGACTCACCCAGGGTGCGTGAGATCAACAAACTCCTCACAAGATACAGGGCTGCTGCTCTGCGGCAGATGCTTGCTGAATTCCCCGAAGTCGCCGCCATGGCGAGAAACCAAACTGTCGCCAATCTGGCCGCACGACGAGGTGTAGGCACTGATGACATCCGCAAACAACTCTTTCCTCTGGAGTGACCAATGGCCTACTCGTATGTGAGCTACTTGGCTGCAGATAGCCAGACGAACTTCCCCATCACCTTCAACTACCTGGCCGACACGCTCGTCGTCAGCACGACCCCGGCAGGGATCCTCGTGTACGTGGATGAGGTCAAGCAGACCTCAGGGTATAGCGTGGTCGGGGCTGATGTGGTCTTCGACTCAGCTGTCGCAGATGGTGCCACCGTCCTACTCCTGAGGGCTACTCCGCGAGGGAAGGCTGACAGACTCGTAGACTTCGTGGACGCCACGGTGCTCACCGAGAGCCAACTGGATACATCAGCTCTCCAGTTGTTGTACATCGCTCAGGAGGCTTTCGAGCAGAGCTCCTCTGGTGGCTCGGCAACGCCGACCTACCTCCCCTACTCCACAGCGTTGGTGGCCTGGGACGCCGAGGACCAGAAGATTGCGCGTGTCGCGGACCCGACAGGTGTCGGTGACGCGACGAGCAAGGGCTACGTGGATGATGGCTTCCTCCCCTACGATGCCGCAGCCACGACTTACGATGCCTCACGCAGTGCATCCGACACCTTGATCGACGGTGTCGCGGACCCATCAGGCAACCAACAGGCTGCCACGAAGAAGTACGTGGACAACGTCGCAGAATGGGGTATCTCCGGCGTACCGCAGTCGTGGAAGTTCGACGGTGACGGGAACACGAACAACTTCACACTGACGGGTGCGCCATATGCTGAAGCAGAGATGCTCGTCGTCGGCATCGACGGTGTCCTTCAGCTCCCTATCGATGACTTCACCGTAACAGCCGGCGCAGAGAACTCGACCCTCGTCATCGATGAGGTGCCAGCCGTAGGTACGGTGATCAACGTGCAGAACTTCGGGCGAGCACGCTTCTTGGACGCGGCACTCCTGAAGGATGACAGCATCACATCTGCGATGCTGCAGGAGGACAGCGTCACCGCTACCAAGATCGCGGCGGATGCCGTAGGAACCTCAGAGATCGCCACAGATGCCGTGGGCTCTGCAGAGATCGCGGCAGATGCTATCACAGCGTCCGAAATCGCAGCCGGTGCTGTAGGTTCCTCCGAGATCGCCACAGATGCCGTGACGAGCACGGAGCTCGCCGATGACACGGTGGCTGAGGCTCACATGAACCTGGCGAACTACGTGGCCTCAGCCCCCTCGAGTTCAACCGACCACTTCCTGAAGATCGCCACAGGCACGACGGTTCTCTCGCACAGTACGCTGACGGCTGCTGATATCACCGACTTCAACTCAACCGTGACAGGGCAGCCGATATCAGCCTTCGGGCCGGCCACGACTAGCGTGAACCTGGACGGCAACTTCCTGCTCAACGTCCCCACACCCACGAGCTCTACGCACGCAGCGACGAAGGGCTACGTGGATGGCGCGACACAAAGCGCTATGCGCGGCACGTTGATCGCGGATGTGTCGTCAAGTGGTAGCAGCGGCACACTGACCGTCGAAGACTGGCATGACACCAAGTACCTGCGCTATGAAGTCTACTGCTACGGGTTCGCGGTCACAGACGACGGTTCCTTCATCGCAGCACGATTCAGCGACAGCACCGGGACCTACTGGAATGACGCTGGTACTTACTCAATCGCACCAGACTCAACAGCGGCTGAGAGTGGTACCCGCTACAGGAATGCGGCCCTCACACCGAACATGGACGACACAACGACTGATGACGACTACGCGACCTTCCAGTTGACGTTGATCAATCCCAAGTCCACAGGCAACAAGTACGTCCAGGTGCGTGGTATCGCGGGATCACGGCTCGTTGGTGCAGGAGTGAGCCCTTGGGGCCAGGGTTCAGGCAATCTCCCATACGCCTACTCAGGGTGGGTCTGGAGCGAAGAGAACGAAGATGCCGTGCATGGCATCCGATTCCTTTGCATCGATGACCCAGATGACACCGCAACATCAGGCCTCATACGAGCAGGAGCTCGTGTCCTCGTCTACGGCTTTGAAGGGTTGAGCTAATGGTCACCAGGATGAAGGCATCGGGGACAGAGTTCCCCGGCATGCTCGCGCCGATCGGAAGTATCCTCGGCTACGCAGGAACGACAGAGCCCACGGGTTGGGTCTTCTGTGATGGTGCAGCTCTGAGCCGCACTGACTACGCGGCACTGTTCGCAGCGCTCGGGACATCCTTCGGTACAGGCGATGGCTCCACGACGTTCAACGTACCTGACCTACGAGGCCGCGTGCCTGTCGGGAAGGACGATATGGGCTCCGGGGCTGCGAGCCGTGTGGTCAGCGGTAGCGATGGGCTCGATGGTGCTACGTTTGCCGCTGTCGGTGCGAAGCTCGTGGAGACAGATGCCACAAAGAGTCACGCGAGTGTCATCCACTACATCATCCGCGCAACGACCACCGACGCATGACCGCTAACGATGACCTCCTCCTTGCCATCGGTAGGCTCGAGGGCAAGGTGGACAGCATCCTACAGACAATGCGTATGCACCATGAGGAGCTGGCGCACCTCGACAATCGTGTGCGTGTTCTGGAGCAAGGACGCTCCTGGGCTCTCGGCCTTGCGGCTGCTGTGAGCCTGGTCTTCTCTCTAGCCGTCAAGTTCTTCGGAAAGAATGGTGCCTGAATATGGGTCTCGTATCACAAACGATCGGGCGAACGAATCTGTCAGGGGCGACCAACGGGCTCATCATCAAGACAGCTGGTGCGCGTGACGAGGTAGGTGTCTTCCAGGTCGAACTCACAGACGGTGGCTCGATGAACAACTGCTTCATCGAAGGCCGGCTGATCAACGACAACGCCAAGGCTGATTGGCATACGCTCGGCTCCACGGGTTACACCTCAGGAGTCAACGGTGGTGGTCAGACGAATTTCATCATCGCTGACATCCCGATCCTCCCGTACATGCGGGGCCGCGTCACTGGCGCCAATGCCAGCGACCCCGTCGATATCGTCGCCTACATCATGGAGTAACCATGGCACTCATACGAGAGATCCTGAACGTCACAGCAACAACCACAGCCGACATCGAAGGCGAGTCATTCACTTGCCAGCACCAGTACGATGAGGCCGGCGCAGTGCAGTACACCGCTGACGGTGGCTCTGCAAGTGAGATCATCCTCGAAGGACGGCTCTCACCAAACATCGGCTGGGGAGAGATCGCCACCTCTGGCTCTCTATCCTCTGGTGACGATGTCCTCCAGACGGGTGTCGCCATCCTCCCGTACATGCGGGCAAGAGTCTCTAGCCCGTCTGTGGACGCAGAGCTCCACGTGTATCTGATGGACTGAGCGATGAAGAAGAAGACCAAGAAGAAGAAGAAACGCCCCATCAAACGACGCGGCCTGAGCATCGGAGGAGGCTACTGATGGCGATGAAAGACATCTTCGAGAAGCTGCACACGGGGTTGGCAGAAGACCTCCTCAGCAAAATCGAGAGCGGTGAGGCAACAGCTGCTGACCTCAGCGTGGCTCGCCAGTTCCTGAAGGACAATGGGATCGACAGCCTCGCGTTCCAGGCATCACCGCTGACGAGGCTTGCAACGGTCCTGCCCTACGAAAACATCAACGAGCCTGTGGCTCAAGGAGAGTGACTTGTCCAGATCCTCAGTGACCTTGTCGGCAGGCGCCGGCCAAAAAGGGCGCAACAGACGAAACAGCACGCGAGCTCGCCGTGTGCCTCGGCCACGCAACGCTAGCGTCTGGCGTCCCAGCAAAGTGGGCCGGATGGAGCTCAAAATCAAGGTGATCCGGTAGTGCGTATCCCGGCATCGAGTTTGGCGAGCGAGTTCGACATCGACTACACAGCCTACGGTGCCGGCGTCTACGAGGTGGAGGTCATGGCTCTCGATGAGCTGTGGCAAGCCGTACCGACAAGCGAGTCTCTGGTCCAAGAGCTCGTGGCGTCCTTCGCCACGGATGCGGGCCTACTGAACCCTGTCATCGTGGTGCAGATGCCTCCCGCAGAGATCCGCGAGTACTTCGAGAGTGCTGAGGCAGCAAAGCTGTTCCCGAAGTATGCCCCTGAGGGCCTACCTGAGGTGGATGTCGTCAATGTCATCTGGGGCGGGAACAACAGAGTTGAGGCTCTACGTGAGGCTGGATACACCCACACATACATCATCAGGGTGCCTACGTTCTCCGCAGCCTCGCGTGTTCAGCGCGCCCACAGGAAGTCATACAAGCAGCTCACCGGGTGATGGACGTTGACCCTAGGCTCACTGGAGAGCATGGCTTCCAGAACTGGCTACACCTCTCCTGGGCAGCCCTAGGCCTCCCTGAGCCCACGCCGATCCAGATGGATATCGCCCACTACGTGGCGAATGGTCCTCGGCGCTCTGTGATCCAAGCCTTTCGTGGGGTGGGCAAGTCCTACATCACCTCGAGCTATGTGGTCTGGCGGCTCCTGCTGGACCCTTCGCTGAACTTCCTCGTCATCAGTGCCTCCAAGAACCGGGCAGATGACTTCTCGACCTTCACCCTGAGGCTCATCGAAGAGATGGGCGCGCTCACGCAGCACCTACGCCCCAGAGAGAACCAGAGGTGCTCGAAGATCGCCTTCGACGTAGGGCCTGCCCCGCCGGCTCACGCGCCCTCAGTGACCTCCAAAGGGGTCTTCAGCAGCATCACGGGGGCCAGGGCCTCGGAGATCATCTGTGACGACGTAGCGTCCTGGGCGAACTCACAGACACAGGCCATGCGGGACAAGCTCGCTGCGGCCACCCAGGAGTACGAGGCGATCCTGAAGCCCGGTGGAAGGATCATCTACCTGGGTACTCCCCAAACCGAGATGGACATCCTCAAGGAGCTACCGACCAGAGGTTTCCAGACGCGCATCTGGCCCGCCAAGGTCCCCACAGAGAAGCAGAAGCTCGCATACGGGGAGATGCTGGCGCCCAGTATCGCTGAGATGGATGAGCCCTCAGGGCTGCCTACGGACCCCAAGCGCTTCGACTCCGATGAGCTCCTTGAGAAGGAGCTGGGCTACGGCAGGACGATGTTCAACCTGCAGTTCATGCTCGACCAGTCCTTGAGCGACCTCGATCGCTACCCGCTCAAGATCAATGACCTCATCGTGGCTGACCTGGACGCGGAGAAGGTCTACGAGAAATACATCTGGTGCAACGACCCCGACAAGATCATCAAAGACCTCCCGTGCGTTGGCTTCAATGGCGACGGCTACTACCGTGCCATGGCTGTCGATGGGGAGCTCGTCAGCTACGAGACCAAGGTCATGGCTGTGGACCCCAGTGGTATCGGACAGGATGAGACAGCCATAGCCGTCGTCGGCTCCTACGCCGGCCAAGCCTTCGTTCTGGAGTGCCGCGGCATCCGAGGTGGCTTCGAGGACAAGGTGCTCGCCGACATCGCGAGCACAGCCAAACGCCTCAAGGTCAACGTGATCCTGGTCGAGGAAAACCTTGGTCAGGGCATGTTCGCCAACCTGCTGAAACCACACCTCGCACGCATTGGCTACAACTGCGGAATCGACCTTGTGCGTCACCATATCCAGAAGGAAAGACGCATCTGCGACACCATAGAGCCCCTGAGTGCCGCCAGGCGCCTGATCTTCGACAGGACCGTGATCCAGAAGGACTACGAGTCTGTGCAGGATCTGCCACCTGACAAACAACGTCAGTACCAGCTCATGCACCAGTTCTCACGGATCACTCGAGACCGGGGAGCTCTCAGACACGACGACCGGCTCGATGCCTTGAGCATGGCCCTTGGCTTCCACTCAGACGCCATGGCAAGAGACAGGGACCGTGAGATGGTCGAGATCCGCGAAGACCGCCACACAGCCATGCTGGAGGCCTACATGGCTGCTGGGCCGGGAGCTGTGACCCTGGGTGCCACCGTGAAGAAAGACACCTGGCTATGATCCCATGTGCATTTTGTGGTCATGAAGAGACCACCACTACCACGACCTCCTGGGACTCCTATTTCAAGACACTGCGCCGCCATAGGCTCTGCCTCAAGTGCGCCTTTCGCTGGAGCACCCTAGAAATGGACTTCGACCAGATGCTCTATCTGATGTCTCTAGTACAGAAGCCCCGCAAGGGGTCTAGGAGGCCGCAGGAGCGATCCTGAGCCAACGCGCCCTCTGATACCTGTGGGCCGCTAACGCAGCACACAGGCTCACAGAGGCTCTCTGGGGACCACCTCTGGAAGACCCTCCTGAAGACATCCCTGAGAGACCCCTCCTGATCACCACCCCAATCTATATCTCTTCCTATATGAAGGGAGCCCCCTATAGCTACTATAGTACTTAGAGTCCTCTAGTGATGATCATAAGATAGACCATGAGGGATATCGTGTGGTTATTAATATGGACACCCGGGACGAGGTACCATGGAAGCTTAAGTAGCTATAGTAGCTATAGCCTGCAGAAAAGGAGCCTGCGTGTTTGATATCGATCCCATGGCACTTGAAGCCCTGGCGGGCCTCAGGCCCATGCCAAGGACACCGCTGACCATCAACCCCTGCCCCGAAGGCTATGCGCTGATGAACCTCGGAGGACAACTCATGTGCGTCCTCGAAGGCGCCGAAGCCATGACTCCCGAAGATGCCCGGCGGCAAGCGCTCATGAGCAGCAGCTCGCAGCCACGACGGTTCTCAGCATCACTGCCGACCCCGGCAACCTACACACAGAGCACCTCAGGACGAGGATGAGCCTCGCACTCGTCCTCGTTCACTGGCAGGACATCGTCTCTGCTGGTGACCCGTGGATCTCCTCTGAGGAAGCCCTGGCCCTCAAGCCCGCGAAGATGATCACAGCAGGGCTCATCCTCAAAGAGACAAACGACTACATCGTCATCGCCAGCACCATCGAGCATGCCGGCGATCCACAGTACGGGGATGTCAACGCCATTCCCAAAGGCTGTATCGAGCACATACAGCCACTCGAGCACACTGAGGCGCAAGCCAACAACGGGCACCCACATCAGTGAATGAGGCCCTACTCGCGGCTCTCGGCGTCGTGAGCACTCTCAGCGGCGTGCTCGCATGGGTCATCAGAGCTCAACGGCAAGAACTACGCTCCAAGAACCGCGAGCTACGGAGGATGAGCGCTGTAGCACTCGAAGCCACTACGTCAAAAGGCGACATCAGCCCATCCACGCTCGAACGACTCGCGGCAGATACTGTCGTCCCACCAGACGATGAGGAGGACTGAAGCCACCTCCGGGTACTTGGTGCAAAAATGTGATCGCCTCTACGTATGACGTAG